CATGCAGGGTTTCTGTCAAAGAAGATGGTTTTATTGGCGCGCCTACTGAGTTAGTAGGACAAGAAGAACCGTTTGTAGTAACTTACGACAATAGTGACGACTTTAAATTCAAGGCTATTATTGAAAGTGAAGCATCAATCAATTTAGTTTTTAACTCCTATATCAAAAGAATTGGCAAGTCCGTCAGCTATGAAGTACATTTTAGGCACGCTTCCGCTAAATGTACCACTATCAAATGCTAACTCAACTTTTGAAGCGTTATCAATGTCACTAGGCAAACTGACAGGCAAAGAAAGTATTGTACCTACCAAATATCGATTACCTATCCATCCTCTAAATTTATCGTTAAACTCCCAATCCAAAAGAGTAACTTTACCCGCTAAAAGAACGTAAAAACCATCGATAACAGTTTCTAATGCGTTTGATGAATTAGCTCCTGAAACACCTACCCAATTAGAATTTGAAATTCCACCAAGCAACATATATTCAGTTTGTGTTTGTTCCACAAAACACTTTAATCCCTGATACCTACGAGTTGATGAAATAGCATCCCTTTCCGCTATTGTGGATTTTTTGTTTCTTTCATCGAGCGGTAAGCCTGCTAAAAGATTAAAGTTATCATTTATTTGCTGTGACATCTATTGAATATAATAAGTTAGTAAAAAACCCTCAAACTCGCTAGTTACAAAGTTTTGCCTTAATACTCTGTAAAGATAACCATTTATTGTAACGTCAGCAAGATATGTATAACTGCTAATAATCTGACTTTGATATTGATTACTTACTTGAACGACGCTCCCTAATGATGCAAGGTGAAGGAAATAAATATACTTACCTCCTGTGTTATTGTAAGAAACTTGAACCTCTCCAATATCAGGGTTTTCAAAATTAATAGTGTAGTCAGTAAAATTAGCTACATCATAAGTGTCGTCATCAGTCCCCCAATAATAATTGCTAGGTTCTCCAATAGGACAACTATCTAAATTTTCGCCACCTGATTGCCACCTAAAATCTCCAAAACTATCAGAATTACTATTTACATCTTGCGTCTCATACTCAACTTCTCCTGTATTTAATCCGCTTAAATCTTTCACACATCTTATATTTCCTGTCTCTTGCCAAATAGGGTCAAGTGTATCTCCGTTTACAATTCCTCCAGGAGCAATACCATCATTACTTATCTGGACCAAAGTGCAACCTTCCCACCATCCGCGCTTAGAATTAAAAGAGCCCCTGAGCATTATAAATTTTACATCAGGAATATGTTCAAGAGCGATAATATCCCCGTATTTATAAGAATCCGATTTAAATTCACAATCTAACAATCTATTAGGTTTATAATATTGCTGCATTATTGACTTACACAATATCATCCCTATATCTGTTTTTCCAAACGCGTTATTGAATGTGTCCCATTTATTTTTTAGCCCCGATATATTTGTGAGTACTTGTATTCCTGAAACAATTTCGGGGTCAACAGTATCACCGTTATAAATACGTATTGGATCATCTTGAAACGTGTAATTAACATCGCCATTAGCGTAAATATAATCTGTTTTTGGAACTTCTTCATCTGCACTTGGAATATACCCAAAATTTAACCCTGTAAATTGCGGTCTCGGTACTTCAAATTGATTTGATACAACAGGGTAATCAGTCACAACCATTTTATCCCCTTTCTGAATTTTTACATTATAAGGAGGGAAAGATTTTGACATTCTTCCGTGTTCAGAACTAAGTCCGAAAATATCAAAATTAATAGTTCCTAATTTTGGAGTAGGTTGTATTTTTAAATCAAAGTCATACCACTTTATATTTGTTTTTTCAGAGTCAACCCAATTATTACCCATTTGAGGATATGTAACAAAGAACTTTTGTAATAGTGAGCTACTAGCGGCGTTTACTACAGCTCCCCAACCCGCATTATCAACAGGAACAGGAACTTTTGTTTCCTCCCAATCTAAATCATAATCATCATTTGCGGAGTTTCTTAGCACATAAAAAGTAGCTGTTCCATCCGAAATAATCGGAGGATTAGGTATTAAAATAGCTCTAAAAACAGGGTAGAATAAATATCCCCGTCCTGCAGGTTCTTTATATCTGTATTTTATCCATCCACTAAAATTAATTGATTTTACTTTTTGGTTTATATCTAAATCTCTTTGCAGAAAAGAAGCCCATATAGTCGGGTTTGGATCTGTTCCATACAAGTCTCCCCCACCGTATTGAATAGAAAATTCTAAAGCATTAGTATTGCCTTCTGTATCTTCTACGTCTGCGGGTGATAGGTCGATAACTCGCCCTCTTGGGTATGTCTTCCATTCTGATATTCTCCATCTTTCCCAATTTGGCGGGGCTTCTAATTGTCCGTATTGAGTGAATGGTAATGCAAAATCACCATTTTGTAACAGGTTTATAGGACTATCTCCTGTTCTTACAAAAGTATAATCATAGTTTACTCTAAATTGTTTGTAAACCTTATCCATTCTTACTACGGCATCGTTGTCTTTTAAAAACACATCCTTATTTGAACACGGAATCACCACCTCTGTGTTGGCTAATTCGCGACCTAAATAACCTGCTGTATTATTGTATTTCTTCCAATAGTAACTACTTACTGCAGGCTCGTAATCGGTAATACTTATTGCTTTTCCGAAAAAATCTACCTGAACTATTTTATTTACGCCTTTTATTAAATAATAACCTGATTCGTATGATGTGAGTAAAACATCTTTATATAAATAATCGTTTAGGCTTATTGTGCCATATCTCGAATATAGATTCGTTGAGATATCGAAATTAATATCAGAAGTTAAAGAGTAATAACATTCGTATTTCCATAAGAAAGTATTTAATTGCTCAGGATTTAAACCTACAAAAGAATCTTCTCCTGTTGCGTTTGGGTTTGCAATAACGCTATCCGCATGAATGCTTTTAAACCTCCAAACTCCGTTTTGTTGGTATATTCGAGAACCCCAAATATTACAAATGTTTTCGATTATTTTTTTACAATCCCACGCTTCATTTACATCTTCAAAATAAGCTATATCTGTTCTATCTGTATCGTTGATATAAGTTTTTACATTTACATAAGAAATAGCTAAAGGATCAGAATCACGGCTATCTGTATCTAATAAAGTCATTGTTTGCTCGTAATAGTCTACAAGTGTCCAAAGATCAATACCTAAGTCTAATTTTCTTAAGATTTCAGTAAGTATTAAAATAAAGGGAAATTTATCACCGTTATTGAATCCGAAGTCTTGAAATCCATAAAATTGATTGTTGTCTGTTTTGAACAAAATACCTTCCAAAGTAGCTAATCCATCCTTAGCAATCAAAACAGCGTCATAACTACCTCCTTTTAGATTGTAATCAAATCCAGAAGGAATAATAAAACCAGTCCAATCCAAAACGCCTTCAATAGTGTAATCAACTTTAAATGTTTTTTCATTACTTGACCATAGTTCGGCGAATGATAATGTATCGTCATTAAAAACTAAATTGATTGATGCTTCACTTTCAATAATAGCCTTGAATTTAAAGTCGTCACTATTGTCGTAAGTTACTACAAACGGTTCTTCTTGTCCTACTAATTCAGTAGGCGCGCCAATAAAACCATCTTCTTTGACAGAAACCCTGCATGACTCCCCTAATGGATTGCAAAACGCTACGAAATATTTTTCAGTATAAGCCATTATCTTTTTCTTTCCTCTCTTTTAGTTACTAACAACAAATCAGAACCTCTTAATTTTGTTTCTAACGTAAAGTTACTGCTTTGTCTGTTACCTTGCAAACTGTTTGCGTTTCCGTTAGCTACAGCCATTAATGTATTAGCTTGTTGTTGGCTATTTAAAACAGCTTCTCCGCTATTAAGCATTGCAGGTATTTTATCGCCTGTGTAGCTTCCGCCCGGAACAACTCCACCGTGTGCAAATTTAATTCCTGAGAATGCCGCTGCTATAAATCCAATTGCCGCACCAACTAAAGCAGGTAATACAAACGCTGCCGCTGGTCCCGATGCCGCAGCTGTTTCGGTTGCTGCTACAACAGAATTACCTGTCGCAACCGCCGCGTCTGTTGAAAGACTAGTTACGGCAATTGCTTGCTTAGCTATTAGTCCAGCTATTTGAGCCGCTGCTACATCTGCTAATGATTGTATAACACTTCCCGTAAAAGCATCTAAAGCAGCATTACCAGTTTCTAATGAAGCAGCTAATTCACTGCCTAAAGCGCCGATTGCAGATGTAGTTCCTTGCGCGAAAATGTCTCCCGCTTGTTTAGCTATCTCCAAACTTGCTAGGTATTCTGAATCATCAACAGCAGGGATGACAACGGGAGGTATATTCAGCTCTACTGGCGCAATATCGTTAAATTTGTCACCGAATACTTTTCTAAACGCTTTTAAATATCTGTCTGCAACTTCCGCTGTTGTATCTAAATCAGGTAATGCGGTAACTTTTGGAGTTACATCTATTGTATCTTTTTTTGATTTTTTTTCTTTGGTTTTTTTATCTGTTGTTGCTTTCTTATTTGCTGCATCAAAAACAGTTGTTGCTTTAGTGCTTTTTTCTAGTTCTTTAGTTAAGGCAGCCTGTTCTTTATTTAGGCTATCTATTTCTTTAGACGCAGAACCAGCTGATATTTTTAAAAGAGCCATAGCGTTCGCTCCTTTCACTAATGCAAATACACCTTTTCCTGCAACGAAGTCTGAAAGTGTTTTTTGCCCCTTTTGCTGTTCTTGAAGTATTTTTAATCCGTTTTCTGCTATTTTATCCGCTATAATTTGCGCTTTGGCTTTTTCTATTAATGCAAAAGTAACAGCTTTTGTTGCTAATTCTACATCGCCATTAAGTATCTGTTCTTTTGTTAAATTCCCGAAATAAGCGGGGTATTCTTCTTGAAGTTTTTGAACAGCCGCTAAACGTTCTTCTCGTGTATTAACGTCATTCTTGGCTACCTCTATAAGAGAATTCATTACAGCAATCTCAGATCCTGCACTTTTTTGAGCCTCGTTATTTACGTCTTGAATAGCTTTTTTTGCAGAATCAAAATCTCCAGAAATTTTATCAAACACATCGCCAACTGATATCCCTTGCTGAGACATATACGTTAAAGCTGTAGTAAGCAAAGAAACGGCGAGCAAAATACCCCCGCTTCCTAAAATAGATCCAGCCATAGCTTTTAAAGCGCCGCCTGCTGATCCTGTGGATTTTTGAAGGTGTCCAAACGCCTCAACTGTCGCTGTGATGTTGTTTCCTATTCCTGCAATACCAAACGGAGCGTCCTGTGCAATACGTGAAAACTGCATAAGTGCGTTACCACCATTAGCAACTTTTTTAGATGCACCTTCAAACGAACCACCTACTTCTTTTTGTTCTTTTTTTAGATTAGCTAATTCTTTGCGTAAATTTTGAGTGGTTACAGCAGTTTCTTTTTCGTCTCGTTTAAGATTCTCTAATCCTTTTTGATATTCTTTTTGGGAAATTGCGCCTTTTTTGAACTCTGTATTTAAATCAGATACAGCTTTTTTATAACCGTTACTTACAATTATATTATCGGCAAGTTCTTTAGATGTCTTTTCAATAGATGCAGTATATTCGGCTTGAAGTTTTTCGGCAGCTTTAAGCGATTTATCCAATCCAGATATATCGCCAATGATTTGCATTTCTAATACGTTAGGCATCTTTTTTGAATTGTTTAAAAATTTCTAAAGCACGTGTATCGCTTATTTTACTCGTTTGTTTGTCGCTAGGTAGTGGCATCCATTTTGTAATAGGTGCCAACTTCCTTTTTGTTTTTACCGTTGATGCTACTGTGTACGCAATCAATCGGGTTTGTTCTAATCCTTTGTAATATTTATTCATATACCCATTACAAGTATAATGAAATTCTAAGGGACTAAGGCAGTAGTATTCGTGAGGACTTAATCCTAATTCACCAAAAGCAAACTCTAAACTGTCGCTTTCTTTGTATTCACTTTTTTTTTACTTGTTTCGGGTTCAGTTGGTAAATTAAGTCCCATGTGTTCCTTAAATACCTCCCAAATTTCTAACCAAACAGGTATTAATGTTTCGTCTGGTTCTTCTGCTACCCATTCGTTAATATTCGCAAAGTAATCAGGCTTTGAAATGTCTTTTGCTAGATAATGACCTTTTACGCCGCATTTAATCAAATCGGTTAAAACAATCAAATAGTTGTCTTTCAATTTGTCCATTAAAACAGTCATCACCGTAGTAATATCAGCTCCGTACATTTTTTGTAGTTCCGCACTAGCGAAATTATTAAACCAAAGGGGTATTTCTACCCCGTTTAGATTTATCTCTATTTTCTTATTCAGCATACTATGTTGTTGGAATGTTAAATAATTCTCCTGATCCTGTGATAGTCACATCAGTTCTGAAAACGTCACCGCTATCGAATTGCTCTCCTAAATCAGAAATATACCCACGCCCCATTCTGTAGTAGTCAAAATCAGTAGTGTCAATACTTTCGATTTTCCATTGACGCAATTCGCCATCAGCATCGTATTGATCGTTTTTCCAAAGATCGAAAATTTGATCGTAAGATACGAATCCTGCTTGTGGAACTTTAGGAATAACCATAGTATTACTTAGCGACCATGATTGATCCCCTGGCAAGTTCTTTGCAAAACTGCCCTCGCATTTGTTTGAGATTGTTATTGTATCAGTTGAGGCACTTAACCCGTCTGATTCTGAACAACCCAAAATGTTCCAGTCTGGAACTGATGCAGTACCCATATTAACGGAAATAAGTACTTCTTTTGCTAAAATCTCAGCCATATCTTTATAATTTAATGATTAAAAAATTGTATGTTAATAGTTTTCTATAAATGTAATAAATGTTGTTTTTGTCGGTTAAATCGTTGTCGCCATCTCTTGTTGTATTCCCAAGTTGGTAACCGTAAGCACTCAAATCAATATCAATAAAAGTATCAGGGTTAACAATTGCATCGACTTGCTCCGCTATATCCTCCGCATCACTTCGCCCTATTAGGTCGGTACTGCCTGTCACAATATCAATCAATATTGATGCATTATATCGCTTTTTTCTTTTTATATTTAGTTGGTTACTCGTCTGACTAGATAGCAGTATGTAAGGATAACTAACATCATCAGGCAAAGCATAAGCATCGAATACAGGCACTACATTTGCGTTGAATGTTATTTGTCCATCCAATGCTGTAAAATACGCACTCCTAACCGCTTTACTTAATTCCATCTAAATCTAATTTTTCAAGTTCTTCCAACATTTTAGTCGTATGTTTTTTAAAAGCAGGTATTAAAAAAGGTCTTGGAAATAAATTTACTTGCTTAATTCCTGCTCCTTTGAACTTCATTGCGTAATCTTCTAATCCTTCCGGTACATCAACTAAGCCGCCTGTTCCAAACTCCATGTATGGAGCATATCTAATTGGAGTTCCTATAATTCCATTTAATCCATCAACCTCACCGTTAATCGACGAACGCAATATCCCTAAATCAACTGGTGCCATTGTTGCAGCTTCCGTTTCAATGTTCTGTACCGTTTCGGTTAAAATCTCAACATACTCCTCCTTATACTTCTTTGCTAAGTCTGTAAAAAAGGATTTGTTTTGTTTAAGTAGTACTTTCATTTCTCTGTGATGTTTCCATTTCAGAATTACAATAAATATCGATTTGCGTTCTCAATGGATCAACTTTTATATTATTGACTGTAAAATTAAAACCTCTCCATGTCATTCTATCGGCATTCTTTACAGGAAAATCAGGTCTGTACCGTATTTTGAGGTGTACTGTATTAACTGTGTTTTCTTGATTGGCTATTAATTGCGGGCTTGAACGTTCTTCTACAACTGCAGCGAATGTATTTAAATAAGGTGCTCCGTAAGTAGTTGTAAAACCTCCGCTTCCATTTGGTGTGCGTGTAGCTCTTGAAAACTGCAATTTCTCCCGTAATTCCCCTGCTGTAATTGCCATTAGAATAAAGTTATATTACGATACGGATTCAACATTATTTTAGCTTCATCTTGCAATGATTGTGCGCTGTATTTCGTTTCTGTTACCGTTTCACGGTTAATATATAATCCCGCTGCATAACGGCAAATAGCAATTCTAATAGCGTCGTCAATCCAATCTAAAGTAGTGTATTCAATATCAATATCAGTTCCGCCTTCTTTTAAAATATCGCCTTTGTTCGTAAATTCCGCTGTCAATATTGTGTCAACTTTACCGAACATCAAACGATAG